GGTTATTCGCGAGCGCGGCTTTCGCCTAGCGACAAAAATAAATCATTCGTTTCGTTGATACGGGGAAATCATGACGAAAAAGAAAACTTCACCAGCGATTGAAATGCTTCCGATTGAAGGCTTGGTGCCTTACGCAAACAACAGTCGAACTCATTCCGATGAGCAAGTGGCACAGGTGGCTGCGAGCATAAAAGAGTTCGGGTTCACCAATCCGGTACTGGTCGATAAAGACAACATGATTATCGCTGGTCACGGCAGAATGAAAGCAGCGATGCGCCTTGGTCTAACCGAAGTGCCTTGCATCCGATTAGACCACTTAAATGATTTTCAAAAGAAGGCTTACATTATTGCCGACAATAAGCTGGCCTTAAATGCTGGCTGGGACGATGAGCTTTTACGGCTAGAACTTGGTCAGTTAAACGATGACGGGTTTGACTTATCGCTAACTGGTTTCGATGATGATGAGTTAAGCAAACTGTTAATTCCTGAACAAATTGATGGGCTGACAGATGAAGATGATGTGCCTGAAGTTCCCGACGAGCCTGTAACGGTTGAAGGAGACATCTGGATATTGGGAAACCATCGCTTGATGTGTGGGGACTCTACCAGTATCGACGCGGTAGATAGACTTATGGACGGAGGCTTGGCTGATCAGTTTATAACCGACCCACCTTACAACGTTGATTACGAAGGGTCTGATGGCCAGAAGATAGCCAACGACAGCATGAAGGATGATGATTTTAGGGTATTCCTGTCTGACGCACTTTCGGCCGCATTTTCTGTTATGAAAGGCGGGGCTAGTTTTTACATATGGCATGCAGATTTAGAGGCATATAACTTTCGTGGTGCAGTAAAAGACTGCGGTCAAATCGTAAGGTCTTGTTTAATATGGAATAAACCGTCCATTGTTATGGGGCGATCTGATTACCACTGGAAACATGAACCCTGTCTGTATGGGTGGAAGGATGGCGCGGCTCACCTTTGGGCAACAGATAGGAAGCAGTCAACCGTCATTGACTTTGTCGCAAAGCCAAAGAAGAATGATCTTCATCCAACAATGAAGCCTGTGGAGCTTATCGAGTATCAGATGTTAAACAACACTAAAGCGCAGGATGTTGTTTTAGACCTTTTTGGTGGTTCAGGTTCAACATTAATTGCTTCAGAAAAAAACAACCGCCACTGCCGAATGATGGAGTTAGACCCTAAATACTGCGATGTAATTGTCAAACGCTGGCAGGATTTCACTGGCAAAGAAGCAGTTCATGAAGACGGTAGAAAGTTTAACGACTTAAAGGTTAATGATGAGTGAAGCAGGAACCCCGACTTATCCAGTAAGCACTATTTCAAAGTTATTATTACTCACGGAACGCAGGGTTCAACAGCTTGTCAAAGAAGGCGTTATTCCTAAAACAGAAAGGAACCGTTATGAGTTAGCACCGGCCGTTCAGGGCTATATCCGGTATCTTCAAGAAAGAATGGTTGGCAATACTGCCCAGCCATTAGATTATCAACTTGAGAAATCTAGGTTGGTCAGAATACAGGCAGATAAGGCGCAGCTTGAACTAGACCATTTAAACGATGTATTAGTCGCAACCGAAGAAGTGGCAAAAGAATGGGAAATAATACTTTCAGATATGAAGTCTAAGATTTTATCTATCCCATCGAAAGCAGCGCCATTGATTAGAGATGAAACGGAAACCAATGTCATCATGGATATTCTACAGTCATTCATTGATGAGACATTATTAGAGCTTGCCAGTTATGGAAACAACGTCGAAAGCGAAAGCAATCCTATTCAATGGGATGAAGCTATTGAAGCCGCCGCCGAAGTTCACGGTTAGTTCTTGGGCTGATTCAAATAGAAAGTTAGATAGTCAGTCCAGCTCAGAGGCTGGTCAGTGGTATACATCCAGAGCAGAATACCAGCGCGGGATTATGGACGCCTGTTCTGACCCTAAAGTTAAAGAAGTCGTTGTCATGGCTGGGGCGCAGCTAGGCAAGTCAGAAGCCCTTTTGAACATCATCGGATTTCACATCGATCACGATCCTTGTCCTATCCTGATGCTGCAACCGACTGAATCAATGGCTCAGGCGTTTAGTAAAGACCGAATCGCTAACGGTTTGTTAAGGGCTACACCATGCCTTCAGGGTAAGGTCAAAGACCCAAGAGCTAGGGATTCAGGAAACACTACCCTTCACAAGATATTTCCGTCAGGCAGTCTTTCTTTGGTCGGCGCTAATAGTCCAGCAGGATTAGCCAGTAGACCGATCAGGATTTTGCTCGCAGATGAGGTCGATAGATTCCCTGCATCAGCAGGATCAGAAGGTGATCCAGTCAATCTAGGTAAAAAGCGAACGTCAACTTTCTGGAATCGTAAGATCATCATGGTATCTACGCCAACGATCAAAGGCGTTTCCAGAATCGAAGATGCCTATGAAGGGTCTGATCAGCGTGAATATTATGTCCCATGTAAGCATTGTGATCACGAACAGGTCTTAAAATGGCCTAGCGTCAGGTGGACTGATGAAGATCCTGACACGGCTAAATACCTTTGTGACGAATGCGGTACGCTATGGTCTGATGCCGATAGAAGATGGTCTATCAGAAACGGTCGTTGGTCTGCTGGCGAAGACTTCAAAGGCATCGCAGGATTCAAGATTTCAGGGTTATATTCACCGTGGACTCCACTAGCTGACGGAGTTAGAGAATTTTTGGCGGTTAAGAAAAACCCAGAACAGCTAAAGGTCTGGACGAATACTTACTTGGGTGAGGTCTGGGAAGACGAAGGTGAAAGCGTCGATGAATTAAACCTGATGCAAAGAAAAGAACACTTTAATCAAGTTCCTGAAGGCGTGGTCATGGTCGTTGCTGGGGCTGACGTACAGGACGACAGAATTGAAATCACGTTCTTGGGGATTGGTCGAGACGAAGAATCGTGGGTGCTTGATCATGAAATTATGTATGGCGATCCTTCTACACCACAGCTTTGGACAGCATTAGATACTCAGATTTCAAGAACATTTGAAACAGAAGATGGCCGTGAAATCGCTGTTAGGGCTACGGCTATTGACTCAGGTGGTCACTTCACGAACACGGTTTATCAGTACGCCAACAAAAACTTTGGTCGTCGAGTATTCGCTATCAAGGGTGTAGGTGGTGAAGGCAAGCCCATAGCTGGCAAGCCTTCAAGAAATAACACGGTTAAATGTCGGTTGTTTCCGGTCGGAGTTGATACGGTTAAGAATTTGATCTTCGCAAGGCTTAGAATCGAAGAAGAAGGTGCCGGTTATGTGCATTTTTCAGACACGTTAAACGATGAATACTTTCGACAACTGACAGCGGAGAAGATCGTCACTAGATTCGTTAGGGGGTATAAGAAGCGGGTCTTCCAAAAGATTCGCCCAAGGAATGAGGCTTTAGATTGTTTTGTTTACAGTATAGCTGCTTATAGTATAATTAATGCGAATGTCAATAGCATTGCGGAACGGATTCAGGCAAAATCAGCAGAACCAAAGAAGATTGAAGAACCTGAACAAAGCGAGCCAGTAAGAAGGCGGCCCGTTCAGCGTAGGCAACGACAAAACTACACCAACGCATGGCGATAAAATGGCAAACCTTTTTGATCGTGAGAATTACCCACAGCAAGAGCCTGAAACGCTTGTTGTAGGTGATAGATGGGTCTGGAAACGACCTGATTTAGTCACCGACTACCCTACTGACCAGTACGCTTTAACGTACGAATTCCACTGTGATACGGGTGGTGGTGGCGCTCATAAATTCACCATCACGGCGACGGAAACGACTACTGCCTATATTGTCGAAGTCGATTCATCCACAACAGCGGCTTATAACGCGCATCAATACAAGTGGTTCGCTTACATCACAAGAAGTTCTGATTCTGAACGTGTCGCAGTAGATAGCGGCATTTCTACGCTGGTCGCCAACTATGCAGACACCAATGCAGATCTCAGAACTCATGCTAAGAAAGTCCTAGACGCGGTTCAGGCCGTTATTGAGAACAGGGCGACTATTGATCAAAGTTCATTCAGCATCGCTGGCAGAAGCCTTTCTAGGATGTCTATCGATGAATTATTCACGGTTCGGGATCGTTATCGAGCGGAATACAACGAAGAAGTCAAGAAAGCCCGAATCAGAAACAAGAAGCCTAGCGGCAATCTAATCGGAGTAAGATTCTGATGGCTTGGAATCCGTTCAAGAAGAAAGAAGTTCGCAAGCAGATTAAGCTGCAAAGATCATTCAAAGGTGCTCAAGGTGGTCGGCTATTCGCTGACTTTTTTAGTTCTTCAGCTAGTGCTGATCAGGAATTAAAACAAGCCCTTGTCACGTTAAGAAATCGTAGCAGGGAGTTGTCAAGAAACGACGCCTATGTCGCCAGATATTTGAACTTGCTGAACTCTAATGTGGTCGGCCATAACGGCATCAGGGTTAATGCTAAATCACGAGACGCAGACGGTAGTCTTGATGCGGTCGCGAACACGACTATTGAACAGGCGTGGCGCAAGTGGTCTAAGAAGGGCAACTGTACAGTTGACGGACAGATGTCTTTGATCGACTGTCAGCGGCTGTTCATCGAAGCCTTAGCCCGTGACGGTGAGGTTATCATTCGTCAGATTACAGATCCGGTTAGTGACTTTGGTTATAAGATCGAGTTTTTAGAAGCTGATCATCTGAACGAAACCAAGAATGAAATCTACACCAACGGAAATCGGGTGGTGATGGGGGTCGAGATTGATCAGAACCGAAAGCCGGTTGCTTATCATCTTTATAAAAACCATCCCAACGACTTAGGTTTGAATCAGAACAATGAAACGATTCGCGTACCGGCTGAAGAAATCATTCATGCTTTCGTGCGTCAGCGCCCAGAACAGACTCGCGGTTATCCTTTCGTGGCTCCGGTCATGGGCAATATCAAAATGCTGAACGGGTATTACGAAGCAGAAATAACTGCTGCTAGAGTAGCAAGCGCGAAGATGGGATTCTTTACAAGTCCAGCGGGTGATGGTTACGTTGGCGATGATCTTGAAGACGAATATACGCCTATCACTTATGCCGAACCGGCGACATTTGAGCAGCTCCCTGCTGGGATGGACTTTAAAGCCTTTGACGTAGCACATCCGACGACAGCGTTTGAAAGTTTTTCAACTGCTGTTCTTAGAAGCATAGCGTCAGGTCTGAACATAAGTTATCACAGCATTTCTAACGACTTATCCAGCGTAAATTATTCATCTCTAAGGGCTGGCAGCTTAGAGGATCGTGACCAGTACAGGGTGCTTCAGAAGTTCATGATTGAACACTTCATCGAGCCGGTATTCCGAAGCTGGTTGAAGAACGCGATGACTAGAAGCATCAATCTTCCTATCCAGAAATACGACAAGTTTGCCGATGGCGTGACGTATATTCCAAGGTCTTGGGGTTGGGTTGATCCGCAGAAAGAAATGATGGCGAATATCGCTGGGCTTCAGAATGGCATCGTGACGTATCAAGACATAGAATCCAACTATGGGCGCGATGTTGAAGAACTATTTGAGCAGCACGAACGCGAAGATAAACTTGCTACTCAGTATGGCGTGAAGACAGCGTTCCAGCCGTTTGGAATGAAGATGCCGGTAGACGCAGACATTCAAGGAAGCGATGATGCCGACTCCGACTGAAGGCATGAAAGAAGACGCGCAGCGCGGTCTTGATTGGCGGCGTGAGTTTGGTCGTGGCGGTACTGAAGTCGGGATTGCTCGCGCTAGAGATATCGTCAACGGAAAGAACCTGTCAGATTCTACGGTAAAAAGGATGTATTCATTCTTTTCACGGCATGAAGTAGACAAGAAGGGCAAAGGTTTTAACCAAGGCGAAGAAGGATATCCGTCGAATGGTAGGATAGCTTGGGCGCTTTGGGGTGGTGATGCTGGTTTTAGCTGGTCAAAAAGATTGGTTGAGCAAATGAAAGACGATGAAAGATCATCGGATTTGATTGACATTAGTGATAATATACCCATGACTGACGAGGTGAAAGACATGGAACGACATATAGTTAATGTGGAAGAAACAGAAGACTCATTTATCATCGAATTGGCTAAGGCTGATATAGGCGAAGAAGTCGAAATCGTCGATGAGGTTCAAGCTGAAGACGCTGAATATGAAGCGATGGCTGAAGATATCGAAAGAAGCAAGGCTTCTGAAATGGTCTATCGCACTGTTGACCTTTCTAGCGGTGCTATAGATGAAGAAAAAAGAATTGTTCGGATTGGAGTTTCTAGCGAAAGTCCAGTCGAACGTGATTTTGGCTTAGAGGTTTTAAGCCATAAGAAGGAAGACATAGACATGGAGTTTATGGCTTCAGGTCGTGCGCCCCTTTTGAACAACCATAAAATGGATGAACAGATAGGTGTGGTGCGATCATTTTACCTTGACGAGACGCATCGGCGCACCGTTGCGTTGGTTGAATTTGGCAATTCAGCCTTGGCTCAAGAGGTTTTTGCAGACGTGAAATCCGGTATTAAGCAGAATATTTCTGTCGGATATAGCGTCAAAAAGCTGGTTCGCGCCAAAGACAATGAAGGTCGAGAATACTACAGGGCAAGCTGGACACCGATGGAAGCATCGATTGTTTCAATCCCTGCTGATAGCTCAAAATTTGTTGGTGTTGGTCGATCCTCAGAAAAAACTCTAAACACTAATAAGGTGGAAACTATGACTGAAGAAACTAAAGTCGATGTGCGCCAAGTCAGTGAGTCAGCCAAGGCAGAAGCATTAGCATCTGTGTCTGAGATCATTGCATTGGGTAAGCACCACAATCAGCGTGATTTAGCTGAAAAAGCTATTGAACGCGGTGTAACCGTTGAGCAATTCCGTGGCGAGCTTCTTGAAGCTGTGCGAAATGATCAACCTTTAGAAACGCCTGCTGCTGTCGTTGACGTAGCGAAAAGTGAGCGGCGTGAATATAGCTTGATCCGAGCTATTAAAGCTGCTTCATCTGGTGACTGGCGTGAAGCTGGCTATGAGCGTGAAATCTCAGACGAGATTGCAATTCGTTCTGGCAAAGAAGCCCGAGGCTTCTACCTTCCTGCTAACATCAACTGGGGCCAACGTGATCAAACTGCTGGCACTGATAGCCAAGGTGGGTTCTTGGTTGGTACTGACCATTTGGCAGACCAGTTCATCGAAGCATTGTATGCTCGATTGACTATCACTTCTTTGGGTGCTCGCGTAATGCAGGGTCTGAAGGGCGATGTTGCTATTCCTAAGCTCAGTGCTTCTGTAACCAATTCAGCATTTGTTGCTGAAGGTTCAGCACCCAGCGAAGGCGCAGCTACGTTTGCACAAGTAACCATGTCCCCGAAAACGCTAGCGGCATACGTTGACGTTTCGAGAAGGCTAACACAGCAATCAGATCCATCCGTAGAACAGGTTCTTCGTAACGACATCATCAACACTTTCGCACGAAAGATCGATGACGTAGCTATCGAAGGCGGCGCTGCAAATGCACCATCGGGCATCATTGCAAACGGCTCTACTAATGTTGTATCAATGGGAACCAACGGTGCTGCTATCACCTACGCTAAAGTAGTTGAATTGATGAAGGCTGTCGAAGAAGACAATGCCATGATCAACAGCTCTGCTTTCTTGACCAACCCTAAAGTCATCGCGGCTTTACGGACTGTCAGCAAGCAAGCGTCTGGTGTTGAAGGCAACTTTATCATGGATCCAAACGGCACGATCTTAGGAACTGAAGTAGCTTCTAGCACTTTGGTGCCTTCTGATCTGACCAAAGGAACCGGAACGGCGTTGTCAGCAATGATCTACGGCGACTTCAGTCAAATTATGCTCGGCTTCTGGTCTGGCGTTGACGTGGTTGTTGATCAAAGCAGCTTGTCTACTTCTGGCGGTACGCGATTAGCGTTCTTCCAAGACTTAGATGTTGCTCTTAGATACCCCGAATCTTTCGCGGTAATCAAAGACATCATTGCAAGCTAATGAGAACGGGGGGTTTCGGCCCCCCAATCTTATGGGGATTATTATGGAATTAGTTATAAAAATGCCTTGTCACGTTCATGGTGTGCCTAGAGCCATCGGTGACGTAGTTTTAGTATCTTCAGCGGAAGCCCGACAGTACATCAGTTCAGGGCATGCCGTAGAATTCACCAAAGAAGAAAAGCCTTTAAAAAAGAAGGCTGTTGAAAAAGTCGCGAAGCGATGAGTTTAGAGTTCGATGCTGACTTCGATGGATACTTTGACGTGCTAGGTCATGGCGTGTCTTGTACCTATACGCCAACGGGTGGGTCAGCAGCGACGATTAAGGTCATATTAGACCAAGAATATTTTGCTGTTTCAGGTGACTCGGTTGACGTTCAATCAAGCCAGCCGGTCGTATATGGAAAGGCTAAGGATTTGCGAGGAGCTATATTCGGTGATGCTTTAGCATTCGCAGCGATTACCGATCTTGATGGTAATACAATTAAGAATGCGACAAATTACAAGGTTGTCAGCGTCCAGCCAGATCATACCGGCGTGGTTGCTCTGGTATTGGAAGAACAATAATGGCTGATCACGTCAGGCAACAAATCAGGGAGCAAGTAGCTACAACAGTTACAGGATTGACCACAACGGGGTCTAATGTTTTTCAGTCTAGGGTCTATCCATTATCTGATAGCAATATGCCTGCTTTGTTGGTTTATTCGACTAGCGAAGATTCGGCTACCGACATAATGGGGCCATCTCTGGTGACTAATCGAGAACTGTCGGTAGTTGTTGAAGGTTACGTCAAAGCGACAACAGATTTTGATGATGTGGTTGATGATATCTGCAAGGAAGTAGAAGTAGCGTTAGGCGCTGACAGAACGTTAAACGGTCTAGCAAAGTTCGCGTATTTGTCAGGCACAGAAATTAGTTATAACGGTGAAGGTGAACAGCCAATAGGTGTCGTGTCCTTGACTTATCTAGTACAATATAGGACTGCTGTTGACAGTCCAGATGTACCTTTATAGGAGCCAGAAATGGAACTTAAAAGCCCAGATGGAAAGATTACGGTTGATTTTCATCCGTCTAAAGTAGAGTCAAAGCTGGCTAGAGGTTGGAAGCCAGTCAAAGAAAAGAAATCAGTAAAAAAAGCTGATGAAGAAATTGAAAAAAAGGAGTCTGAATAATGGCTACGCATACAGGCAGAGACGGAATCATAAAAGTCGGCGGCACAAGCGGCCAAGAGGACGGAACCGTAGTTGCTAATCTTAGAAGTTTTTCTATTGACGAGACAGCAGATACCGTTGAATACACAACAATGGGGTTGGCGGCGAAAGTCTTTCTTCCAACTACCACAGCATTCACAGGATCTGCTGATGTTTACTGGGACGAAAACGACGCAGGACAGACAGCTTTAGCTGTTGGGTCAAGCGTCACAATAAAATTTTTTCCAGAAGGCGATTCTTCAGCCGCACCAGCAGATACGTTCTATCAAGGTTCTGCTATCGTCACGGGTGTTAGCCGGTCAGCGTCTTTCGATGGAATGGTAGAGGCTTCCATAACTTTGCAAGGTAGCGGTGCGCTAACCGACTACACTGCAACACCTTAAATAGGAGATAATCATGCCCCATGTAGGTAAAGATGGCGTATTAAAAATTGATGATGTCGCTGTTGCACAGCTAAGAAGTTTTTCAGTAGATGAGACTGGCGATACTGTTGAAGATACTACCATGACTTCGACCTTCAGAACTTATAAACCAACGCTGACATCATTCACAGGGTCAGCCGATGTTTACTGGGATGAGACAGATAGTGGTCAAAATGGCATCGTTATTAACGATGAACCAAGCATTAAATTCTTCCCAGAAGGGGCAGATGCTGGTGATACTTATTATTCTGGGACTTGTATTGTGACAGGCATAAGCATTTCAGCATCTTTTGACGGAATGGTTGAAGCGTCGATTACGTTTCAGGGTAAAAGTGCATTAACTAAGACAACCGTATAATGGGCATTCTGGAGAAGGCACAGGAACATTATAAATCAGTCTTGGCTAGTGATCCTAAGCCGATTGATATTCCCGAATGGGGTGGTCGTTATTTTGTGAGGCCACAGATTTCCGTCAAGAAGAAGATGGAAATTCAACAGAAGCTGACATCTGAAAAGATGGATGAAGGTTTAGCTTTGACCCTGATCTATTATCTGGTAGATGATAACGGCGATCCTTGTTTCAAAAAGCTAGAACTGGTCGAGATAGTTCGATCAGTTGACCCTGACGTTTTGATTAGGGTGGCTGGCGAGATTGCAGAGATGCAACCAAAGGATGAGGATCTGGAAAAAAACTGACAGACGATCATGCCCTACTGTTCTGTTATCAGTTAGCAGAACATCTTCACAAGACGGTTGAAGAAGTTTTAGAGATGGGCGTGGTCGAATTTCGGGGATGGATCGCATACTTTGAGGTGAAAAATAGTGGCTCGGGACGTTAAACTACAGCTAACAGCGCAGGATAAAACAGCCGCTGCCTTTAATTCGCTTAACAAGAAGTTAGGCGGTCTAAATAAATCAATCGGTGCATCAGTCACCAAGATTGCAAAGATCGGCGCAGCGTTCGCAACGGCTGGCGTTGCTGCTGGTGTAGCCTTGACCAAGGCATCAATGGCATCTGTCGATGCTTTGGCAAAGACTTCTGATCGTTTAGGTATAGCCACAGAAAAACTAGCCGGTCTGCAACACGCTGCAAGCCTTGCGGGTGTAGAAAATAGAACCCTAGAAAAATCACTTCAGAATCTAGCTGTTGGTGTTAGTGACGCGGCTGATGGTACTGGTGTGGCAAAAGACGCTTTGATTGAATTAGGTCTTAGTGCTGGCATTTTAGAACAGATGCCTTTAGATCAGCAGATGTCGAAAGTCGCTGAAGCAATGCAAGGCGTCACGAATCAGGCAGATAAGGTCAGAATCGCGACAGATCTATTCGGCGCTAGGGGCGTTGCTGTTTTAAACATGATTGGAGGCGGTTCTGAAAATCTTGCGATCATGGCGGCAGAAGCAGAGCATTTAGGAATTGCTGTTTCAAGAGTAGACGCGGCACAGATTGAGATGGCGAACGATGCTGTCACAAGAGCCACCGGAGTATTCACTGGCTTGGGTAATCAGTTAGCTGCTAATTTTAGCCCATTAATTCAGACTGTGGCCGATAACTTCAGACAAGCAGCTTTGGATAACGAAGACTTTGGAACAATAGGTGAAGGGGTTGTTAGGGTTCTTCTTAAAGGATACGGACTTTTAGCAGACGGGGTTTTCTATCTTCGATTAGGATTTGCAAAGCTGTCTGTGAAATTGCTGGAAGTCGTTGAAGTAATACTGACCAAAATAAACCCAGCCTTTCAATTCTTAGCTGAAAAATATAATGCAATGGCTGGCGTCTTTGGTATGGATCTGATTGATACCGGAAAAGTCGATGGCATGATCGCGAACATGGAAGGTGCCATTGGTTTAGGTCTTGATAGAGTTGCAGAAATGTTAAACGGGCCATTGCCAAGCGAAGGGATACAAGCAACTTTTGATGGCATCGTCGAATCATCAAGAAGGATGGCAGAGCAAATAGCTGATAATGCACCGGCTAAAGTCATGCTTGAAGACGCTGATGCTAATGGTCAAAAAGTTATTGAGAAGCTGACATTCTTTCAAGAACAAGCATCAGAAGGTGCGAAGAAGCGAAAAGAGTTTGAGATGAAATCTGCAACAGCGCAGACAAGCCATGTTCTAGGTGAATTAAGCAATCAATTCTCAGGCATAGCTCAAAACAACAAAAAACTATTCGCATTGAACAAAGCCTTCCAGATAGCCCAAGCGGTCATGCAGACCTATCAGGGTGCAACGTTAGCCCTTTCAAGTTATCCACCACCGCTGTCGTTCATTATGGCTGGCGCACAAGTTGCTGCTGGTCTAGGCCAAGTCGCACAGATTCGCGCACAATCATTTGAAGGCGGTGGGTTTACTGGTCGCGGTTCAAGATCGGGCGGCATTGATGGCAAGGGCGGTTTCCCTGCAATGCTTCATCCTAACGAATCAGTCATAGACCATACGAAGGGCCAAGGCCAAGGCATTACGATTATCAACAACATTGACGCGAAGGGTGCTGACGCAAGCGTAGATATGAAGATTCGCGCAGCAATGCAGCAGAGTTCGCAGCAAACAGTCGCTACAATACAAGATTTGATGCGTCGCAGGAGATTCGTCTGATGACTGTTTATATGTTTCCATCAATAACGCCATCGTCCAGCACGTTTGAGCTGGTAACGAATACAAGGACGTTTCAAAGCCCATTGACTAACGCAGTCCAGACAGTTGGCCGGAAAGGATCTCTATGGAAAGTCTCAATGCAGTTTAATAATTTGTCTGGAAATGACAGGGCAATAATGCAAGCATTCCTTACGAAGCTAAATGGGCAAGAGCATAGAATGTATTTATATGATCATTCAGCAACGAAAAGAGGTATTGCACCTTCAAATCCTGCTGACACATTGCTCGTAAACGGAGCAGATCAGACTGGTGCAATTTTGTTGGCAGATGGTGCTACAGCTAATCAAAATGGATATTTAAAAGCTGGTGACTATATTGCGTTCAACAATGAGCTACATATGGTCACAGAAGATGTGAATAGTAAGTCTGACGGAGGTTTGGAGTTTGAGAAACCTAACAGCGACGGAACAACAACGACAACGAACGGAATTCCTTTAGCGCCACCAATAAGGAAGCCAACTGTAAACGATCAGGCTATCGATTATCTACAGCCAATATTTGGAGTGTTTATGCTTTCCAGTGCTACGTCTTGGGACAACCAAGCAGGAATTGTTTCATCATTCACTATTGAGGCGGTCGAGGACGTTCTAGTATGAGCAGGGGTTTTCCGGCAAACGTAGCAACGGCATTAGTACAACAGCATGTTGCTATTGTTACATTCGCAAAGCTGGAGTTTCCGAGCGGGACGATATACGTTCACAACTCATTGGGGACTTATACTTGGGGCGGTCAAGACTGGCTTGGTGTGGGTGATCTTGGGTCTATAAGTGAGGTTGAAGAAGGTCAAGACGTTAGCCCTTATGCTATAACCTTAATGCTTTCAGGTCTTGATGCCACAATATCGGGCGCAGCACTGACCGAAAACTATTTCATGCACCCTGTCACGGTTTATCTAGGCGTCCTAGATGCTGACGATGCTTTGATTGCTAACCCTACGCAGATTTGGGCTGGGTTCATGGATCAAATGAATCTAACCGTTGGTGCTGATGGCGGCGACGCTATTCAATTAATCGCGGAGTCTGAGCTTTCACGATTCGACGTATCACGGAACTTGATGTACACCAACGCGGCCCAGCAAGAAAGATATTCAGGCGATTTATTCTTTAGCCATATTCACAAGGTTGAAGGTGCTAAGTTCAACTGGGGAGCTAGGACTGCTGGTAGCAATTACCCTGAAGATGATGCTAAACGTTTAACAACTCAAACTGTTGATTAATGCAGTTGCAAGTTCTGCAAGCGTTAAACAAATGGGAGCGT